TTACCATTGTCCAATGCGCTGCTCGACTTGCATATCAGCTTGCCCATTCCAAAGTAAGTTAATGCTGAATACATTATTCTTCCTCCTGTTCTTCGCCCTTATAGGCAATGTTAATAGTTATACTTCCATCAGTTCCGAATGAGGTTGTCTTTACAGACAGATTATTCCCTTCCGGATCTGTTGTAGTTTCTTTAATTGAGCCATCCATTAGAAATTCAACTGTGACGATGTTGCCGGATTCCAGAGTCTTTTTAATGTTTCCATCCTCTAAGAACTCAACCTTCATTCCTGCTTCCATCATATCTATAACAGCCGTTTCTACGGATACCTTACCGCCTCGCATATAGGCGGCACTCGCTTTTGTAACTGGATAGACCTTGTTTCCTTCATCGTCCATCAATTCTCTTACTACCGCAGGCATAATATCCCTCCTTACGTTACTGTTCTTGTGATGCTTCCATCCTCATTGAATATCGTTTTTAGCGTGAGCGTAGTTCCTGCTGCGTTCGTGATCCTCTGAGTGATAGATCCGTCAGCATTAAATGTTGTCTGTTTTACCTTGCCATTGCCGAGTGTCTCTGTGATACTGCCATCGTCATTGAATACCGTATTGCAGGCAGATATATCGTCCTGCTCTGTATCAATGTTATCGAGCTTGTCCTTATCTTCGGCGGACATAAGTCCTGCTGCCTCTGTAGTTGCGTTCTCATATGTTGTATCTTGAGGTTTGCTCCAATTACCAGAACCGTCCAGATATAACCCTTCTTGCCCCTTGACAGGTGCAGGCACATCGCCCTGCTTTCCATCCGTCATCGCAGTAGCTCCTGTCATCGCCGCCGGATTGTCGAGCTTATCCTTATACTCGTCCGTGAAGTCATTTGTGCTGAGTCCTTTTCCTGCTTCTTTAGAAACTTTTGCCGTTTCCAATGCTTTCTCGGCATTGGCAGCTCTCTGCGCTTCGCTTTTCAACGCTTCCGTCTGCGACTCATTGAGTCTACCAACGCGCTGAGATAATGCAGTATTGGCATCTCTCGCAGTCTGATCCACAAATTTATAGGTAACTCCGCCATAGTTAATCTTGTCAATCTGCTGCTCCATCGCCCTCTCTCCTTTCCCTGTTTAATTGTGTAATTACATAATTGAGCTTATCTGCCGTTTCCGAGATCCATTTATCTACCAGAGCGAGATTTTCCTCTGGTGTTGGTCTGTTCAGAATAGGCTTATCAATTCTAATGTCCATATTCATCACTCCCATTTTCTAAGGTAATTGCCATCGAATAGATCCGGCAGTCTCCGTGCCCCTTAAACATGATCCGATAGTGGTCGCATCGCATCGGCATTATATCTATCTTCTGGGATGCCACACTATTCGCTCCACGCAAAAGAGAAACCTCTTCAAATGGTCTGTCATCATACGATATAAGTACCTGTATCTCGCTACGATACGGAATGTGCGCCCTGATCGATATTTTGCCTACATACTTGCTGTCTGGTGTTTCGTATCCCATTTCGCCTGTCTGCGCGTACCAATCAACCCATTCTTCGCCAATCAATTCATTTGCATAGGCGATGTTGTCCGTAGAACCAAGACCATATAATTTGTCTGCCGTAATAGCATATAACTGACCGTTTTCTGTTGCCGAAAACTGCATAATAGGTATTGCGCTCTCTTTTTCCCATATGCCATGCTGCATATCGTACACAAAGTAATATCTTTTACCGATTGCTGTCTGCATTACGAGATGGTATTTATTCAAGCAACCGCCGCCTACTGCATCGTAGAACATTGCCTCTCTTCCGAACACTTCCGAAATAGATACAGGTGTTGATCCATCATATGCAACTACATCCGAAGCAGATTTGTATAGCAAATATTCGTTGACTACCGCGAGAGATCTATGCGATCCCTGCTGAACTCCCCTGCAATCATTCTGGATAATCTGGTATTCTGCCGGATATGAACCGTAGATCCTGAAAATCGCATTCTCTTTAAAGAACGTAGGGTATCCCTGAAATGAGATGCAGCCTGTCCACTCTCCGGCAACGCCTACACTCACAGCATAAGAGTCTGTTGAGATCCCCTGATAGGTATACCAATTCTTAAAATCTCCGAGTTTGCAGCAATAGATCTCATTTATCATCTCTCCATCTTCTGAGTATCCGTAATGACATCCCCATACTCGGTTTTTATCCGTGCAGACGTAATCGAGAGTCGGTATCTTTCTTTCCATTCTGAGAGTCCATGACTCGCTCGTGGTTTCTTCTTTTATTACCTCAGACATCAAACCTATTACGACAATGTAATCATCGCCCATCGCCTGAATCTGAGATCCGTTATTGATGTTTGCTATGCTTGCATTCATATTCACGGTATCTTTTTCCGCAAAATAATCAGTCAGCATTGCATCCTCTACCCTAATGCGGATATAAGTTGTTGCCACTGGCTGCCACATACTCTCTGATTTATTCCAGATATTGAGTCCGCTATTCTCTCCTGTATTGAGCCAATATTGCCCCTCTTGCGGATTTTCCGGAGCAGTATCTGCTGCAACCACATTTTCGTAGTCATCGCCATTGATATCGCAGATGGAGTAAGTAATTTTCTTCCCCTGCTCTGCTTCAAATCGTGTCCGCATCCTTCCACAATCCGCCGGATCGTATATATTTACATAGATCCCCAATGGGAATATCAGAATATACGCGCCAAAACGCAGGAGCGTCTGTTCCTCCACTCCACCGATATAGTCCATGTATGGCGTGAGATCAAATTCCTGTAGGCTATAATGCAGCACATCTCCCTCTAAATAGCAGATGTTATTGTCTGAATAGAGAAGTCCTCTGATATTTTCTCCCTCTGCCAAAAGAGGTCTTGTCTTTCTCGGCGTGAGCAATGGGTAATTATCGCTCGTGAGGTTTTCCATATCGTAGAACTCGCCGTTTTTTATTTTGTAATTGTGGTTGTATCCTAACCATGTGTCGATAAGGGATCTGGTATTGTTATCTTCCGCTACTGTTGGATAATACATAATGCCCTCCCTTACAAATTCTCGTGACGGAACATTCGCTTCTGTGTCTTGATGGTCGGATAATTGCGGTTGAAATACTGCTGATATGTCAGCAGGGCATTGTTGTACTGCTGAGCCGCTGCATTGTATCTTCTGGTATCGTTATTGTTGTACGCAATGCGCTGATCCAGATAAAAGAGATACAGATCGTCGTATGGTTCAGGCACTAACAGCTTTGAATCCATGCCAAAAGATGCAATATGTTCTGCGATACTGCCTGCCTCCTTAATAAACAAGGTTGATCCGGATACGCTGATAGACATTTCTGTCTTATCTTCCAGATCGTGCTCGTGTTGTGAGATAACCTCGTTTATAATCATCTGTTCTACCTTACGCAGCCATCCAACCTTAATTTCGTCATCCACCGAGTTCGGACGTTCCGTATTGTACTGTTGAATTATTCCTGCTACTGTCATAATTTCACTCCTATACGAAAACAGGAGGCAAGTTTCCCTGCCTCCGCTGTTTTATTTCTCAGTTTTGCTTTCAATGAAGCTGTCTGCTTCATCCTGTGCCAAGAAACTGTGTTCAATAACTTCCGCAATAGGAGCAGGCACTTTAACCTTAATGCCACGCTGAATCTTAAATGCTCTACCATTTACAGACGCGATAACATAATTAGGTTCTCCGTTGGTTGCCTTTGGGAGTTTAATCTCCACTTCCTCCTTCCACGGATCTGCTACTGTTTTGGTTGTCTTTGTATCTGCCATATTTTTTCTCCTTCTTAGTTGGCTTCGTCTACATTGCTATAGAAAGAACCGCACTCGATACGAACAAGTCTTTCCTGATAAAGGATTTTTGCTGCATGAGATGCTTTCCAACCTACTGTACTTCTCTGATCCAAAGGATCGGAAGTTCCGGCAGAACCTCTCTGCTTAACAATTACTTCTAAGGACTCTGCAGAAGGTTCGATGATACCGTATGCATCTTTACCGAATACAGTAATAGCATAAACAGCAACTTCTCCATCCTTCCAGATTTTCTGTTCTGTATCTTCTACGAAACGGATGTTATGGAGCTTACCAATTTCTCCATTAAAGATTTCTTCCGGTTTCGCATATTTATGTGCTTCTAACCATCCCTCGCATTCTCTTAAATCATAAGAGCAGGAAGGATGAATGATAGCAACATAATCGCCGTTGAATGTAGGAGCTTTCATTTTCTT